TACAACTTTGTCGCCGAGCGCGCCGGCGACTTTCCGCCTAATCCCGTCAAGCTGAAACGCCAGTGGCTGCCGGTCAAGCCGCGCACGCGCCACCTCCGCGCTGAGGACATGCCGGCATTCTACCGCGCCGTGGCGGCGCTGCCGAACGCCGTAGCCCGGGATTACATATTGATGCTCATGTACACCGGCTTGAGAAAGCAAGAAGCGGCGTCTTTGAAGTGGTCGGACGTCAACCTCCAAGCCCGCACCATGGTCATACCCGAGACGAAGTCGGGCCGCCCGCTCACCTTGCCGCTGACGGACGTGGTCCGCGACATGCTGGTGGCGCGCCGCAGCCTCGGGCGAACCTCGTATGTGTTTCCGTCGCACGCGGCGTCGCAGCACATCGAAGCGACAAAGTTCTTCTTCGCTCAAGTCGCCGAGGCGAGCGGCATCAAGATAAGCCCGCACGACTTGAGGAGGAGCTACATAACGACCGCTGAATCTCTCGACATCTCCGCGTATTCGCTCAAGGCGCTGGTCAACCACTCGCTCGGCGACGTGACATCTCGATATATTCAGATGCATGTGGAGCGGCTCCGCGATCCGGCGCAGCGCGTCGCCGACAAGCTCAAGGCGGCGTGCGGTGTGCGCGACGCAGGCGGCAAGAACGTGGCGAGGCTAAGGGGTAAAGGGTAAGGAAAGGGTAATAGATAGGTAAACGAAGATAAAAAGGGTATCTCTGGCGAGCCCCTAACCTCTCTATATAGCCTTTGTGGTCGAGGAGGGGGTTTACACGTTTAAATTTTGTGATATTATGGTAAGTAAGATACTACCGACCCAGCGGAATTCTGGGAATGTGCCCGGCGTCGTCAAAATCGAGTAAGGCCGAAAAGTCCCTGACAGGGCACGCCTCTACGTGGGGCGAGACGGTCCCCGGTCCATGGTTGGCGCAGTAGGGGGCCTTCACTAGAGCAGCGCGATCGCCCTTGTGGCGGTGAGCGCTCTCGCTCGTGGAGGCCAGCCCCTTGCCAGTCGCCAAAAAGAAATTTCATCTCGACAATCGCCTCGACGAGCTCATCGCAGCGGGCGCGGGCGACGATGACGACCTCATGACCGTATCCGAGGTCGCGGCTTGGTTTCGCGCCTCGCTCATCTGGCTCCACATCGCTCGCATGCGCGGCGACGGTCCACCGTTCATCCAAATAGCGCCGAGGCTAATTCGGTACAAGCGGTCCCACGTGCTCGCGTGGCTCGAGGCGCGAAAGCGTCTGTGCACTAGCGAATATGCTCGCCGCGGCTCCAATCGCGTCGGTAGAAAGAGGCGGTCACGTTTGAATGCGGCATAGAAATAGCCGAGGGCCCGCCCCCGCTGACCGAGTGGCGAGCCCTCAAACGACGAAGCTCCAGAACGGGCTTCACGTTATCACACCCCGCCCCCCGCGTCCATGGCTCCTTTTTTGTATGCCGGGATTGGGGGCGCCATGACCACCAACCGCCGGCGCAGCAACCAATCCCAAGCCCGTGGCGCGGACGACCCCATTGGCGTGGCTCGCGACCTCCTCCGGCGCGGCATCATGCCATTGCCGCTCCGGCCGGGAATGAAGAAGCCGTTCATCAAAAAATGGCAGAACTTGACAATCGACGCTACCAACGTCGAGCGCTATTTCGACGGAGCGGTGCTCAATGTCGCCGCCCGGATGGGCGCCAAGAGCGGCGGCCTCGCCGACACCGACCTCGACTGCGTCGAGGCCATCCAGCTGGCGCGTTATTTTCTCCCGCCTACACCGGCGCGCTTCGGCCGCCCGGGCAAGCAGGAGTCCCACCGGTTATATCGGTGCGATGACGCCGAGCCTAGCGGCGCGCAGTTCAAGGACGAGAACGGCAAGATGATATGCGAGCTTCGCATCGGCGGCGGAGCGAAGGGAGCCTACAGCGTGATGCCCGGCTCGCACCACGAAGGGTCCGGCGAGCTCATCGATTGGCATGAGGGCGGCGAGCCGGCGCGCGCCGCGTATGTCGACCTCAAGGCGTCGATTTCAAAGCTTGCCGTGGCCGCATTGCTCCTGCGCCATTGGCCGGAGCATGGCCGTCACGACACGTCCCTCGGCGTAGGCGGATTTCTCGCTCGAGGCGGTTTGTCGGCGGAAGATGTCTATCACATCGTGCACAGCATCTGCGTCGCGCGCGGCTACGGGGAGCGGGCTGAAGCTGACGCCACCACCGCTCGCGACAGCGCCGTGGCCTTTGCCGAAGGACGCGAGGCCCGCGGATTTCCTTGGATGCGGGACGCATTCGGCGAGAAGGTGGCGAAGTGCATCGCAAAGTTCCTCAAGTACAGCGAGGCGCCCACGGTGACGGTGCCTCCCGGCGCGGGCGTCACCCTCGACGATTTCTATGCGTACATGCCGCTGCACAACTACATCTACGCGCCGGCGCGCGACCACTGGCCTGCCGCGAGCGTCAACGCCCGCATCCCTCCGATACCGATCCTTGACGAGAACGGTGAACCCGAGACGGACGACGAAGGCAACGAGAAGAAGATGAAGGCCAATGCGTGGATTGACCAGAACCGGCCGGTCGAGCAGATGACTTGGGCGCCGGGATTGCCGCTCATCATCGTCAATCGGCTAGTCTCGTCGGGCGGCTGGATCGAGCGGAACGGCGTTTCGTGCTTCAATCTTTACCTTCCACCGACGATTGCGCTCGGCGATGCCGGTAAAGCCGGTCCGTGGCTCGAGCACGTTCGCAAGGTCTATCCCAACGACGCCGACCATATCATTAATTGGCTCGCCCACCGCCGTCAGCACCCGGAGGAGAAGATAAACCACGCTCTAGTCCTCGGCGGCGAGCCAGGCATCGGCAAGGATACGCTGCTCGAGCCGGTGAAGATGGCCGTCGGACCGTGGAACTTTGCAGAGATCTCCCCGAAGCAGGTGTTCGACACGTTCAATCCTTTTGCGCGCAGCACGATATTGCGCATAAGCGAGGCGCGCGACCTCGGCGACATCTCGCGGTACGAGTTCTTCGACGCGATGAAGACGTACACCGCAGCACCGCCTGACATGCTCTATGTGAACGAGAAGAACTTACGCCAATACTACGTCCCCAACTGCGTCGGCGTAATCATCACCACCAACTACAAGGACGCCTTGTACCTTACGCCAGAGGACCGCCGCAACTACGTGGGATGGTCGGAGCTAATCAAGGATAGCTTCCCCGACGACTATTGGACAAAGCTGTGGGGTTGGTATGACGCCGGTGGCTATGGACACGTTGCCGCCTACCTTGCAACGCTGGACATCTCCGGCTTCAACGCGAAGGCGCCGCCGCCGAAGACGCCGGCGTTCTGGGCTGTCGTCGACCTCAGCCGCGCATCGGAGGACTCGGAGCTAGCCGACATCATCGACAACCTTGGCAATCCGGACGCCTTGACCGTTGCCATCATCATCAGCAAGGCAGGTGAGGTAATGGACAGCGGTAGCCTTGAATTGTGGCTCAGGGACCGCAAGAACCGTCGCATCATCCCCCACAGGCTCGAGAGGTGCGGTTACGTGGCAATTCGCAATGACACTGCTGATGATGGTTTTTGGAAGATTTCCGGCAAGCGGCAAATCATCTACGCCAAGCGCGAACTGTCAATCGACAAGCAGCTTGAGGCAGTCAATAAGTGCAAGAGCGCGGTAGAAGTGGCGGCGGCGGCGCGCCGGCAGGCAGAGGAGCATGGTAGGTCGTGAAGGTCGTGAAAAATCAACTTCATTATTTTGATGGATTACTCCTCACTGGAGGTCGTGAAGGTCGTGAAGGTCGTGAAAACCCATACCCATTGTTTTTTTCCGGTTTTGACGGATAGGGACAAAAAACAATGGAGATAGGTTTTCACGACCTTCACGACCTTCACGACCGAGCCCTCGTTGACATGATTACACTTTTTGGCGTCGTCACATGCCTATGAGCCGCGCGCGCCTGCACGAGCTCAATCGCGCGAGGGTGAGAAAGTGCCGCGAGAGAGAAGCGCACGGCTTGGCTTGGGTTGGTTTTTGGTATGACCGGATAGCCTTGGCCATCCTCCTCGACCGCGTCGCGCCAAGACCCGACGGCCGTCGCTATGACTGCGACAACATCAGCGCCAAGGACCTGGCCGAGGGGGTCCGCGAGCTCCTCAAGACCTTGGCAGCCGACTAGCTGTCGTACGCATTACGGACAACCACGACGAATTGGTGTATGATTCGCGTTCGAGGCTACAACTCGGCCGGTCGGACCTTGAATGTCTCCCCTCTTGCGGGTTCGACCGGCCCCTTCGCGGGGCGCACGAATGACTAAGCCAATGCCGCTCGCCGAGGAATTAAAACTTCGCGCTAAGCCTCGCGTTTACTTGTTCAGAGCCGGCGCGGCGCACGTTCGCGCCCATGTCATGAAGACCACGCCCGAGGGCGCGGCGCGCCAGCTCTTCGGCCACGATACGGTCACCAATGCAATCCTCGAGCGCGCAGTCATCCCAATCCTCGAGCGTGCAGCAACATCGCAGGCGACGACTACGGGAACGAGCTGGGCCTCGGCGCTTGCCCACCAAGCCATCGACGACACCATCGCCGCCGCCGCGTCGCTGTCCGCGGGTGCCGACGTCATCGCCCGCGGCACGCGCGTCAACTTTGACAATGCCGGCAGCATCCGCATTCCCGGTAGAACGTTCGCCGCCAGCAACGCCGACGCCGGCCAGTGGGTGGGTGAGGGCGCAGCTATTCCGGTTCGCTCCTTGAACTTCACCAGCGGGGTGACGCTGACGCCGAAGAAGATGGCGGTAATCGTAGTATTCTCAAGGGAGCAAGCCGAGTCATCGGCCATCGAGCAGATCAGCCGCGCCATGATCAGCGAGGGCCTCGGCTTGGCACTCGACAGTGCCATGTTTGGCAATGCCGCGGGCGACGCAACGCGCCCGCCTGGTCTTCTCTACAACGTCAATCCTATTGCAGCGGCCACAGGCGGCGGCACCAACGCCATGATGACCGACATCGGCGCCCTCATCGAGGCGCTGGCGAGCGCCCACGGCGGCAAGACGCCTCTGTTCGTCATGGCGCCGAAGGAAGCCGCCGCGCTCAAGCTCGTTGCCGGCCCCCACTTCGACTACCCGGTGATCGCCTCGGCGTCACTCGCTGCCGGTGAGATAATCGCCGTCGAGCTGGCTTCATTCGTGTCAGCGTTCGACGCGACGCCCGACTTCGACATCGTTCAGGTCGCGGAATTTCACGCCGAGGACACGAGCCCGACCGACATCACGGGCGGCACGCCGTCGCCTGCGGTGCCAGTGCGCTCGCTGTTCCAAACCCACATGGTCGGTCTGAAGATGATTCTGCATGGCGCATGGGGCCTGCGCGCGCCCGGGCACGTGCAGTACATCGCCGGTGCGTCGTGGTGAGCGCCATGGACCCGATCGAGCGCCTGGAACGCATCGCTCAGCTCAAAGCCGAAGCTGAAGAGGGCCGCGAGCGCATCCGCCAGCGACAAGAAGAGCGCGAGCGCGACCCTATCGCATACGACAACTTTCTTCGTGCCGAGTGCAGCTCGTACGTAGCGCGCGAAGCGATGCCGGGCGAGCTCGTCTACAAGGATCGCTACGACGCGCTAGTTCCTGTTCGCACAGATGATACCGACGCCGTGAACGCAGCGGGGTGGGATCGGTGGGTCAAGGCCCACCTCGCCATCGAGCGCGCCGAAGTCCTCGACCAGGTCGCCAGAACCGTGGCTGAGTTCGCCAGTATATACGTCCACGAGAAGTTGCAGCCGCTGAGGCGCGAGCTCGCCGACGTCAAGGCTGAGAACGTGGAAGTGAAGCGCATGCTCGGCGAGGCTGTGAGCCGGTTTGCCAAGCTCGAAGACGATGGCAAGGCGCTCGCCGCCCTGCTCGACTCGGAATGCAAGCAGCACGATGCCGCCCGCCACGCGTTCGAGCTTCAAGTCGCTGAGATGCGCGGTCGCCTCAGCGCCTTCATGCGGGACTACACGACATGATGTGGTGCCGCCGAGTTCTCTACACCGAAGAGCGAGTGAGGGCGCTGTTCGCCCGCATGCGCACCGAGATGAACGGGCGCCACCTCGAGCACCTGCAAGAGCTCGCAGCGCTGAACCGAGAGCTCGCCGAGCTGCGCGCCGCCTATGAGGCATTACGCGGCGCCGTGCTTGAGCGCGAGAAGGCAGAAGCCGTATTGGCTTTGCTCAAGCGCGACCGGGAGCGGTTGGAAGGCAAAGCAACGTGGCTGCACTAGACAATGGGTAAAAGGACCAAGCAGCAGAAGACGAGGTCGCGGCAGGACAGGCTCGCGATACGTTACGCGAAGACGCAGGTCCATCGCTCGGGCAGGAGGCGGCGAGAGGAGCCCGTGCTCGACCTCCAACCGTGGTGGATCCGGCGACCTTGGCGCGTGTCGCCTTAAAAGGAACTGAAAAGTAGTCGCAAGTGAAACAGATTAACGCGAGTGCCACTACCCTAGGTTCTGAAGACAGGAGGGACATGGTCGTGATAAGTGCTTGGAATTGTTTGGCTTTTAGTGACTAGGGGGGCAGGTCCCAAAAAAGAGAATTGCCCCCGGACGGGGCCGCGGCGGCGACCCAACTCCACATCAATTAATTCCAACATTTATTGCTATTTTTCCAATCTTTTCAAACATTTAGGAGAGATAGTTTCAAAGCGTACCAATAAACCCATAGGAAGGCCCAAACCAGAGGACCGAAAAGATGACCAAAGACTCCCGAAAGCCCACCTTCCAGGTCGTCTCCAAGGTTCCCTTCACCGGCGCCGAACCCCCTCGCTCCCTGGGGGAGCCGGGCCTGGCGCTGTGGCATCGGATCATGACTTCTTATCATATCGCCGACCACGGCGGGCGCGAGATGCTGCTCCTGGCCTGCGAGGCCACCGACCGCGCCGTGTCCCTCCGGGACATCATCGACCGCGAGGGAGAGATAATCCACACACGCAACGGGGCGCGGGACCACCCGGCGCTGCGACACGAGCTGGCGAACCGCGCTTTGGTCTCCAAGCTGCTGGTCCGCCTCGGCCTCGACGTCGAGGTGCAGCCGCCGCGCCCGGTGGGGCGCCCGCCCATGGGCATTGGAATCACCGACCCGGAGGATGCATCATGAAGCGAAAGCGCACGTCAATCGATGACCCGTCTCAGAGCTTCTCTTCCGAAGTGCTCGAGATCTGGCGTCACATCTGTCTCTTGTATCATGAGGGATACGATGAGAGCGACCAAATGGTCCGTGACGAGGCTATCGAGCTCCACCGCGCATTGGGCCTGCGCCCGTGGCACCCGCTGGTAGTCGATGTGACGCCGCTCGGCATGGACGAAGACCCGCCCGATGGAGATGACGCGTTCCGCGTCGCCGATTGGCGGATGGTGCGCGGCATCCGGGCAAGCTTAATCTTGGCAACATGAAGACCCCACCTCGCACCCGCGGCCAGAGGCGAATGAACCAGCTAGTGCGCCGGCTCGAGGCGGACGGTTGGCGCGTTCGCCGGGGCTCGTCGTGGCCCGCCACCCGCGCCGAGGAGCGGGGGTGGGACTTCTGCTTTACGAAGGGCATGCTCTGCTCTATCACGCCGAGGGCGGGCAGCGCGGCTAAGCAGGTCCTCCGGCAGCTGACGAGCCACAGAGCCTAGGTTACCGCGCGTCGTCGTCGTCGGGGACTTCGCGGATCGGCAGCGTGCTGAATATCTGGAATGCCGCCGTGAGGCGCCGCTTGTGCTCCGGGTCTTGGGTGCGGTCGGGGTGGAGAGCGGAGAGTATCTTTCGCCTGTCTCCCGCCTTCAAGAACAGGGTGCTGCGCGGCGCGCTGGCGACCGCTGCGAGCCGGCGCCGCAGCTCCGCGTTCTTCTGCCGTAGATCCGCGTTCTTCCGCTGCAGCTCGGCGAGCTCCTGCCGCAGCCTGCTGTCGCCGCCGGTCTGCCTCAGCCGGTCGAGGAAGCGGCGCTGGCGCTCGGCGCTGCTCATCGCGTGCCTTCCGATAGGTGGTCGTCCGCGTCGTGCCATGGTGTCCTCTCTATTTTTGTTATAACGTAAATCGGAGAGGACGTAAACGGCCTTCCCTATTTTTGTTATAACATAAATCCGAGAGGACGTAAACGGCCTCCTTATTTTTGTTATAACATAAATCGGAGAAGTACGCGGGGCTAGTGGATTCGCGGAAGTCGCCTCCTTCACCCCGTCGCTGAATCTACACACCACGATGAAAGGCGACCCGCGTCCCGGCGCCAACCCCTTCCCTCGTGATTCCAGTAGGGGCATTCCAGGCCCTACCGGTTCATCTCCCGGCCCTACC